AGTGTTCCCTAATGTTGTTCGGGTAGGGTGTCCCGTGAAAGTAGTTCCTCTTATTCTGGCTTTTAGCATCTTGGCACCTTTTCTTGTGCCAGGGTAGTATGTAACAATCTCGCAGACTTCATCCTTCAGAGCATCCAGTAAGGTCTTAGATTAAGTAGGACTATAACCTAAATCAGCACAAAGACCTTTCCCAAACACTTTCAGGAATCTTTTATCTACGGATGACAAGAGGGCGTGGTGTTGATGGGCATCATGTTAGCTACCATCCCAAGTTATGATACAAGGGTCATCAATCGTGCTCCACGCATGTTCTAATTTCTGCTCAAGCTTGGTAAGATTACACCCATGAATAAATTCTGGGAACATCTACTTTGCTTGGCGAATTAGATTTTTATTTAGAAGGCCTCCATGAGCTTTAACCTCCGACGATGGGTTCATAAGGTTTCTAGCCTTTATGTCACCTTCTTCTCGTAGTAAGGGTTCGTTACTCTTCTACATTGCTTCAAAACGAGTATCCAGCTCCCCAGTTGTTCTGAATTTGTTGTACCCGTTTAAATAGATCTGCTTCTTCTTGCTGTCCAGACTATTATAATACTCTGGCCATTATATACGAGCTGATAGGGGTTCTCTACGCCATGTATCAGCTTCCTTTACCATGAAGTTGTCAAAATCTATCAAGACCTATTTGTCAGGTCTGAGCTTTGTGAAGAGATGTCTTCTCATTAATCCATACAAGGTATTACAAATGTCATTATTGACGTAGATTACCTTCAATGGATCAAACTCTCTGAATTTGACTCCTGTTAGTTCCACTTTTTTGACAAGATCAACTCGAACTGTCCCCAAGTATCGCATAAATTTATCTAGATATTCGATAGAACGTTTCTTAGGGCAGAATCGAGTACCATCAGTTTTGAATAACTACAGCTCCTTCAGATTTTTATTTGTAGTAATCGCTCCAAATAAATCTTGAGAGTCATGTTGTATCTAATATCCAATACGTAAAGTCTATTCAACTGAGGTAGTCATTGTCTTATTGGTGGAAAAGAAGTCTGTTATGTCTCGGCACTTGAACCTCATCTTACTTGGCTTCTTGGGCAATTGTTGTGTTGCCATTTCCAAGTTAAAACCCTGAACAGTCTGTGGTTGTTCATTCAGTTTAATAGGGTAAGTAAATTAAGCCATAGAATCATACTGAACAGCCACCCCCATTGCATTAGAAAATTCCTGAGGTGTTTGTCCTAATCTACGCTTTACCACTTACAAGTAGTGATTGAATGAATCAAATTGCCACCATCTTATTTGTTCCCCAAGTCTGTAGAACACCAGTATCAAAAATATAACAACATCTGAGATGTGCATCCACTCGACCTCAAAATAATAAAAGTCAAGAGTGACTTCAACATGCATGATCTTATAGTAATGCACTGCCCAAATGAGTATAGCAACCAATAATGAGACGACAAACTGGTATCTCCAATATGCTCTCATATCTATTTTCACAGGCATCTAGCTGAATAAGGAAAATAGTTTGGTGCGGATAATGATATAGGTGGTCCCCAAACAAGCGGCGAAATATAATGTTATAAAATACCAGGGGGTCCAGTTAATGAGATCCAACGAGGATTGTAACAACAAGAATGGCAAGATAGAAGCAAGTATATACATCAACTTCTCTACACTAAATATGACGAAACCAAAGAACCCATGTGGGCTACCAAGGTAACAATCATACAAAACTCTGCGTTGATGGTTCGTTAAAGAATAATAGGGGGCTTCTTTTGAAATAGCCTATATGAACTCAGTAGGGTATATAACAACATCATTCTGGCATCCTTGCTCATCAAGTTCATTGATCTCAGACCTGATTTTGTGATATTGTTTTGATACCCGCCCGACTGCTATTTTAATAGAGTCTTAAATCACCTATTGTTCCTCTCTAGACGGTGGTGATTTCTGATCAGGGAAAAACGTGTATACTATTTTTGCATACATTTCGTTGATCATGCCATTATTAAAACTCCTAGGCTATTTGTTCAAATAATCGGTCATCACATTGACATACGTTTCTTAACGACTATTCAAAACCATGGAATTCTAAAAGTCTATAGCAGATGAGACATCGGCAGCAAATTATGGGTAGTACCTGATGCAAACTACTATAATAGCAGAGTGGGGGCCTGTTCTATAGTGGTGTTTCACACTAAAGTAACAGCCTCCTATCACCTGATCTTAGGGCTCGTAAGGGTTCATTAGGAATAAATCATGCTCATAGCTAGTTGAATTATCCTTTGGGCTCATCTTAACTGTAAATCCACTTGATCGTGGATCTCCCAGCATTGGAGGTGGCTCGAAGTGTTGTTTCTTAGTTATAGTGTAAGTGCCTTCCCCATAATCCAGTTGATGTACTCCTGGAATGGGAGCATACACATTGAAAACTGCATAACACTCTTGAGGTTAGACTGCTCTCTTCAAGTTATTGGTGATACATTCTAGTACACCTGGGTAGTAGATGGAATCAACTGACAACATTTAGTCATTGATGATGGTTCGTCCGTCTACGGCTTAATCTATGATTTGCACCTGATGTTGGAAATCCTATGGCGGGTGGTCTGAAAGATACTGAGCATCATAGGCATTGAGGGAAGTCCTGTAAGCAGTGAATTGTTGTTTAAACATCACAGCTATCTTATGGTATTTGGAACCAATATCAGTAAATCCCGGTTTCAGGTGTTAGAGACACTATAAAGTAGCAAAGTCAATTACACTACGAAGGAATGGATGTCCGTATGTCATATTCTGGCGATTCTCATCAAATTTCTTGTCAGCTTTCTAAAACTTGGCCAATATATTATACCCTGATTGGGATATAATACGTTCAAATTCATTTCTAGCTTCGCGTGACATATTGAAACTATAGGATACGTCGTCAATCTTTGACTTCGTTATTGAATTTTTCTTCCCCGTGAATGACTTCGTCTTACCCATCAGACCATATAAACCAACTCCTGGTTT